CCCGGCGATCTTGCATTTGAGGATGGACAGACCATTCCTCTCCCCGCTGATCCTTCGGCTTCCTTTATTGATGGTGGTACTCCGGTAGACTTCGATGCTAACGGGTATATTGAACCAATGGAAGGTGCAGATTATTCTGCCGGTGATACTATCCTTGGTGTTGTTCTCGATAGTGCTGATGAGAGTGACGCCATTCGACTGACTGATGAGCGTGGTGATGATAATTACTACGCTGTTCATGTTGATCGGCTTGGTGTTGCTGTTACAGTAACCGGCGGAGCTTCTGTTGGTGATACTGTGCAGGCCGATGGTGCTGGTGGATATGAGACTGTTGCAGACGGTCCTCATCCTGTTGTGAAGGTTGCTGATTCTGCTGAGGATCTTTACGTGATCCTGAAGTAAATTAGGTGATATAATATGGTAAATATTACGACTACGGACGTTTTAACGGAACAGCGGATTCGTCGTGTTATTAATGAAGAGCGGGAGTACCCGCTTGTATGGAACATGGCGTTCGAAACGATTCAGATGCCGGAAGATCATCCTTCGAAGACATGGGAACTTCCACAGGATGAAGCGGTTATGTCCTTCCCCGGTCGTGTTTCGGAGGGTGGTGAGTTCCCCCGGACAGAAGAAGACGTTGACACGCAGACTGTCACCGTTCAGAAGCACGGTTTCGAAGTGAAGGTTACGTGGGAAGCGACTCAGTTCTCTGTCTTCGATGTTGTTGCTCGACAGACCGAGAAGGCGGCTCGTCGCTTCAACCAGTACATTAACAAACTCGCGTATGACTTTGTAAGTGATACCGGCAACCAGCACCCCGAGTCTCCTGTCGCTGTGGCAGATGTTTCGGATGCTGATTCGTTCGGATTTGAACTTGCTAACTACGCGAAGAAGGTCATGAAGGATGATCAGCTTAACCCCGATATGTTAGTGGTTAATACTGAGGGTGAGCGTGTTCTTCTGAACAGCGATAACTTCCAGCGTGCCTCTGACCTTGGTGATGAGGTGACTCGGGAAGGTGCTATCGGGCGTTTCGTTGGGATGGATGTAATGGTTGAGAATTCGGGTCTTATGCCCGATAATGATGCTGAGGGATACTTCATTGACACCGATGAGTATGGTGTTGAGGTAGTGAAGCAGGATATCGCTACTGAAGAGTACGAAGATCCCGAGCGACAGGCTAATATTATTCAATGGTGGACCATGAGAAATTGGCACGTTGAAGAGCCTGAAGCTGCGATTAAGATTGTTCAGTAGAGATACTGACAATCTTGCATAGCCCCGCTAACTATTTTTATATTCATATGTAATTATGGCAGATTTCACAGTATCTTTGAGTGATCAAGAGTTAATAGATGAAGTACGCGATTCTTTAGCGGGGCTAGACTCATCAAAGATTCCTGATTCAACGATAACACAGACGGCTGAACGTTTTGTTATTCCTCTTTTAAATAATAACATTCCTGAAGAAGTAAAGAAACAACAAGCCGAATATCAAGACAGTTTTGATAGTGCTGTTATTGCTTGGACAGCAGAACTTTCATTTAATGCTTGGATGACATTTACTCGTCTCCGAGATGCTGAAGTGGAAGCGTATACTGATCCCGGTCAGTACAAGCAACAGTTGGCTCAGAAGACAAATCTCGCACTTCAGTTGGTTAATACGACTCGGCCATCGGATATTCCCAAGGAAACTGTTACTGTCAAGCATGACGGTGTTCAACGCACAGTTGACTTATCTCAAGAGTGGGTGTATATCTAAATGTTAGTTGAAGATGGAGCCAATCAACTAATCGCTCAATTTGGTGAAGAAGTGGAAATTATTTCTATGGGTGAAGGAGAGTTTGAAGATCCTAGCGATCCTATTTATCATTCTTCGGCTCAAACTGAAGGAACTTCTTCAACACATAAAGTTAGATTATATACAACTCCTTCTGATGAGCAATTAGAGACTTATGGGTTTGATGAAGATACCGAGTCGATGATTTATTCAACAGATGATATCGCTGAACAAGGCGATAAAGTTGTATATGAACCCGGAGATACAGATTGGGTTGTTGGTCGGACAGAGACAAATCAGCTAGGAAATGGACCTTATTTATTTGTATACCAACTTATAGGTGAATAAAATATGGTCGATTTCGCTGTTGAAACAATAGGCGATAGTCCCGGAGATATTGAAAGCCGTCTAACTGAAGTTAATCTTCAAGCATCCAATAGAGCTAATCAAGCGTTGATGGATACAGCGAGAGATGTGAAAGATGAGTTAGAAAAGACTTCGCCTCATGACACGGGAGAATATGAATCAAGTTGGTATGTGTATCCCGCTAAAGAAGATGAGGTTTGGATATTAAATGAAGCTGATCATGCTCCATATGTAATGCTCCCTAACTCTCGTATGGTTGGCTCCGAACAAGCTGATTTACCTACTTCGGGAGTTCTTCACAACGTAGAAGGTGTAGCTAGGGGAGAATCCAATACTCTTTCTTCAGCTATTCAACAAGCAATTCAAGATTTAATGGAAGAATTTAGTGTATGAATTTGGAAAATTCTAATAAACGGTTGAAGGCTGGTTTGGTAAGGCTTCTACGTGATAACGTGTCGGGTTGGTCTACCGATAATGATATTGGTGTTCCAAACGTTTGGCCTTCATCTCCACCCGAATCTTCTGAAGATGAATTTCCAAGAGGCGCAGTTGATATAACAGAAGGTGAAGATTTTGACCTTTCTGTTGATTTAGACGTGCGATTGCGAGAAGTTACTGTGAAAATTGTAGTTTTTGCTGAAAGTGAAGGGCCTGCTGAAAGTTTAATTGATGATGTTGAGGATGCTGTAGTTGACTATTGGGATGATTCTGATTCTAATGGTGATAACTACACGGGAGATTGGACTTATAGGCAGGTTGAAGGCTTTACTCCCCTAGCCGAAAATGCAGGAGATAAGGGGAATTTGCGGTACAATAAGTCAATTAACATGATTTTCGAAACAGTCAAGGTAAATTAAAGTGATTATTTATGCCCGGTGAATTTAGTCCTGTCGTTGGATCTCAGCCCGTTGAGTATGCGGAAGAGACAAATTATGCCACAGAATTGCCTGAACCAACTGCTTATAATTGGTTTGGTATTACTACATCTTGGTCTGCTGATCAAGGTGTAGAATCAACTAGCATTACGTATCTTCCCGAGTATGGAGCAGATAATAAGCTTGAAAAGCGTGTTAATGTCAAGCTTCGTGAAATGTATGAAGGTGAAGTGACATATCATCCTCAAGGTGACTTTAGTTTCCTCCAATACTTCACAGGTGAAGTTGGTGGTACTCTCGATGATGTTTCAAGTCTTCAGATAGGAGAAATTAACGAAAGCGATGATACATATCGTCGCTTAATGGGAGGTGTCGGTGAAGAAGTTACTGTTTCTGTTGCTGAAGATGAAGTAGTTGAAGTAAATGGTAGCTTTACATTTGGCGAAGCTACTGATTGGGGGGATATTGATTATGTAGGCGATACTGGAACAGTTGATCTAGATTCGCCTGTTACTCCTGAAACTGATGATAGTGTCGGTGTTCAAACTTCTTCTGCTACAACCGGCGAAGTTCTTCTTTATGATACCAACGGAGATGAACTAGCAAGGGTTAGTGCAGATACAAGTTATGTTGGCGCTGATGTAGGCGGAACTGAAGTCTTTTCAGTCCGTCTTGTTAATACAGATACTCCCATTACTGGTGAAACTATTACAGTTAATGGCGAAACAGATGGCTCCGGTACTAATTCCGGTACTGCTACAGTTGATGCTTCGGGAGAACACGCTTCTGAAGATACAACAGAGCCTTGGTCGTATGATAGCTTAGGTTCTGTCACGTATGGCGGAACTGAAATGGATGGGGCTATTGATAGTGTTGAACTTACTATTTCTAACGATCTTGCTGTTGTTAGAGATGCTAATTCTGATCTTTCAACACAGATTGATGCTATTGTTCCCGTTGACCGAGAGATCACAGTAAGCGTTGAGTTTACTTACGATAACTTCGATATTCTCAACGAAGTTCGGAGTTATACTGCGAAAGACTTTGAGTTTACTATCGGTGACACTACTTTCACCGTTGGAGGTGTCAAATTTCCGACAGCCCCATACGAGTTTACTGCGGATGATCTAGTTGCTGACTCTCTAGATTCTGATCCTGCTAATAGTATTAGTTGGACCACTACAACTCCGTAAAGAGGTAATTATTAAGAATGACTGATACATTTGAAGTAGATGGCGAAGAGTATGAATTAGAAGGTAATCCGTCTCTCCGTACTGTACGTAAAGTACAGTCTATGCAGATGAATGTAATCAAGTCCTATGTCTCTGAAGATGATTTGAGAGACATGGATTCGCTTGAT